AAGCGTAGCTTTATTAATTAAAGCTGGTATTTTAATTGCTATAGTTGTTGGTAGTTGGTATCAGGCTCAAATGAGATTTGCTAGTATTGAGGTGAGATTGAATGATATGCATGAAGAATTAGTAGTATTAAATTCTAAAGTAGCAACAATGGAAAATAAACATATTACAGAATTGGAAGAACAAAATAAAACACTACTGGATCGAATGGGATTGAAAAGAAAATGATTGTAAGAAAATGCAGCCAAGGCCATATGGTAAGAATTTATAGGAATACAACTCCTGGTATAAAAAGAACTAAAAAGTATACCGATGGGACTACAGAAGATATTATATATCCAGATTCAGAAACTTACTTTGTAACTGTTGATGGAAAACCTGTAAAGTCTACTGATAGTTTAGAAGAAGCAGAAAATGAATATACTAAAGAATGTCAAAAAAAGCATCCAGATAAACCTTCCCACGGAAGACTTAATATGGGGAAGCATAAAAGTATTAATCATGTAGCAACTCAAAAATCTGATTACCCTACCTCTTCTAATACTATAGATGAGATTAAGTTTTTCTTAGATGTAAGAGATGTTAAATATGATTCGAAAAGTAAAAAAGCAGATCTTTTAGAGATTGTTGAAGAATTAAAAAATAAAAAGGTAAAAATAACCGTGAAGGGCGTTCTACATGATTGAGACTTATGCCGAATATGGCGCGGTAGGTGTAATAGTAGTTTTATTTACTATGATGATAATGAATTTAATCAAAAGCCAGAAAATGCAAAATGAAGATTTAGATCAAATCAGACAAGCAATTGCAAAGTCTGAAACTAAAATGAGTAATGTTGAATCTATAGTTTTAAAAATGCTAGATAGATGGAATAAGTCAGATGATATCAGTCAAAGACACAGAGAAGATATAGTTAGGGAACTGAATGATGTAACTGATGATTTAGCTTATTTAAAAGGTAGAATCAATGGAAAGGCTGGTTAATTTAAAATGATAGATTCAACAAAAGCAATAGCTAATGGAATAGTTGGTGTAGGAGTATGGTGGGTTAATCTGCCTATGCTACTTCAAATGGGAGTTTCATTTGCTACGTTGATATATTTAATAATAAAAATAAATAATGAGATTAGGAGAAAATAATGGGTTTAAAAGAAATGTTAATGGCTGCAGCGGAAAGCCAAGCAGAATCAATTAAAAAACAAATGGTTGATCAGATTAGTTCAGATGAAATGGCTAAAATGATTGCTACAAAAATCAATGAGAAGATTGATATTCCATTTGTTAGTGAAGAAAAAGAACAGGTTTTTTTTGAAAAATGTGTTGATGTTGTTACTGATTTAATAGAAGGTTTATTGAAAGGTAAGTAATGCCTAGATTTAGTACAAAAAGCAAGTCTAAGCTTCATAGTTGTGATGAAGAACTTATTAAACTATTTAATGAGGTGGTCAAGAATTTTGATTGCACAGTCCTGGAGGGACATCGTGGTAAAGAAAAGCAAAATGAAGCTTATGAAAAAGGAAATAGCAAACTTAAATTTCCTAATGGTAAACACAATAAAACTCCTAGTGTTGCTGTTGATGTGGCTCCCTATCCTATTGATTGGAATGACCGTGATAGGTTTCACTATTTTGGTGGATACGTTCTCGGAATTGCATCGAAAATGGGTTTAAATATTCGTTGGGGCGGAGACTGGGATCAAGATACACATACTAAGGATAATAAATTTGACGACTTAGTACATTTCGAGATAAAAGAATAATGCCAAAATCCATTGCAACATTAAGAAACTTTTCTGGTGGTATTAATAATCAATACAGCCCAAGGGATATTCAAGACAATGAATTTTCTTATGCTACTGATATAGTAGCGGACAGAATAGGAGTTATCAGAACTATGGGTAATGGAGAAGGTACGCCTAAGCAAATAAATGATTATTCATCTAATAAAACTATAGGCACTTTAGGCAGCACAGATATACAAGGGTCTATTGTAGACGCAACTTGTGATTTTAATAATGACCCAACTATAAGTATGGATGATACTGCAAAGATAGAACCTGGAATGCTTGTCGTTGGATCCTCTGCACCAAGTGGCATACCATCTAGTTCTACAGTTTCTTCCATAACAAACGCCACAACTTTCGAGTTATCGCAATCAACAACAGGCGGAAGTAAGACTAATCAAAGCCTAGTTTTTACTGGAAAGCGTGCTAATGCAACTGGTTATGGATTTAAGCATTTTGAACTTGATTATGACGAATTAGAAAGAAATATTGGTGAACACTATCTTGCAGTGGTAAGCTCAGCTGGAGTATTGAATGTTTGGGACTACACATTTAATAGTTGGAGTTCTTCAATGAGTCTCGATCTTGGAAGCTCTACAAATTGTAAAGCTTTAATTACTCCAATTGACAATGGAATAAGAGTGACTGATACAGAATTAACGAATACTAGTCAAATAAAATATTATATGTATGTTGAAAGAAGTCAGATTGGAAGAGATAGAAAAGGTTTTTATGTTGGGAATAATACTTTACCAGCTCCTTCTTCTGGTAATTTAGTTACCTCTAATACTTATACTGATGGCGCTATAAATTTTAAAATAGATTCACAGGTAAGCGGAGAAGGAAGTTGGGAGAGAGATAATTATGCCTTTGCATACACATTTGTATATGACGGTAACCAAGAATCTGCACCTTATGTAGTAAGTACCGCTAAGGCATCAAGCACTGTAAATGCCAATAGGCCGCTTAAGGTTACGGTATATGCTGCTAATGCTACTGGGGCTACCGATTATGACGCGAGAATAAGTGGGGCAAGAATATATTGGAAAAAATATGATTCTACTAACAGTAAGGTTGCTCAAGGAGAATGGAATTTACTTGTAGACGTTGATTTAACTGGATCTACATCAGATAACCATGCTTACGGAATTAGGTCTAAACTTGGTGATAAATTTACAAATTGGAGTGTTTCTAGTAATGACGCGATTGCAACTATTATAATAAATGATCCACCTATTGATACTTATGCCACATTAAATGGGTATAGAAGTAGTGATGGTGCGTTAATAATTGGAAATTCTGGCGATAGTTATAAAACTGCTGTGTTTGCTAACAGAAGAATGTTTGTAGCCAATATAATTATGACTGGAGCTGACGGAGTACAAATTCATAAAGCAGATAGAATAATGTATTCTCCTGTTAATAAACCAGATGTTTTTCCAGAAAGTCATTTTATAGATATTATAAAGGGAGATGCTGAAGAATATATTAAACTTGAATTTGTTGGTGATAGATTATTTGCTTTCAAAAGGGATAATCTATTTATTATTAATATATCAAATCCAAGCCCATCTGGGTGGTATTTAGAGTCGTCGCACAAAAGTATGGGTATATTACATCCAGCTGCTGTGTTTAAAACCGACTTTGGACTTACTTGGGTAAACAGAAAAGGATTATTTGTATACCAGGATGGCGGTGGAATTTCAGAATTAACAGAAGGTAAGATACTCAATGGTGATACTACGGATTCTTACGGTCTTAGTTCTTGGGCAAAATATATTGATGATGATACAATAATTGGGTACTCAGCTCAAGATAAAGAAATTATAATTAATATTAATTCTTCTATTACAACCGACAGTTCAACGTTTGGCCTTAGCGGAGGAGATATAATACTTTACGATTTAGAAACAAGATCTTTTTGGTTTGGAGAGCAAAGGCTTAAAGGTGGTGCTTTTTCTAGTAATTTTGATTACGATTGGAATGGTGACTTAATTTATGCTTCGGAGGCAAGTGATACAGTTACAATAAGAGCTTGGCAATCAGCAAGCCAAACATCTGGCAATGTACTGTTTAGTACAAAAGATTTTGATTTTGGAACTCCAGCGAAAAAGAAAAAGATATACAGTGTTTTTATTACTTACGAGCATTCAGACAGCAATAATATAAGCAACTTTCTTAGCTACGCAACTAATGGGGTTAATACGTGGGCAACTACAGATGGCGATGGTTCTACTGCCATTGGCAATAATACTTTAGATCAAGCCACTAGTCCAGAAATACATAAATTTACATTTACTACTCCAATTGAATGTCAAAGTATAGCTTTTAAATTTAACGGGCCATCTACGGCTACCAAGCTAGAGATACAAGATATATCAATTGAGTATAGAGAATTATATGGAAAGGTTTCTTCTACGTAATGGCTTTCTTAAAAATAGATACATCACAAATGAATAAAAGGTATGGAAGAAATAGGCCTGGGGATTTTCAAAAATCTTCAAAGGTTACCGAGTTTAGTACTCCAGGTAAGAATAGAGCTCCAGATATTCCAAAAACCGAAGCCAAGGAAGGCGATAACTTAAGTTATTTTGATGAAGACAAGGGAAAAGTTTTAACATCTTTCGATGGAGGATACCAATCTTCTAATACATCTAAAGTTTCCGATAAAACAAGATTTGATATTGGTCAATATGTATCTAATATCAAAGGTGATTTTAATTCTATTGTTGATTTTCAAGGCGTTGTTAAAGCTGGTTTAGTTAGGACAAGTATAATTCAAGTAACCGACGACGCTACAACTGGTGTAGCTGGATCAGGAACTATACATAAATACCTTAGAAGATTTACTGACAATACTTGTGACACTTCAAGTGGAAGTGCTCTTGTAACATGCGATGAAGAAGTTTACCATAAATTATGGGATGCTTTAAAAATGGGAGAAGATGGAGAGGGAAGGGATATTATTGCGATTTCTGGAACTGGGATTCCATCTGGCTGCTTAGTTGAGGGCATAGGAAATTATAATGGTGGAGATGGAAGTGCTTCTAATAGTGGTAAAAACTTTACATTGTCAAGTAATGCGACAGCTAGCAATACCAATGTAACATTAACATTTAAAGGTCAAGCTCTTCATCTTGATGGAAGTCTCGGAGGAGATGTTGGTAGCGTTGCGTGGGTTCATGCTGATGATGACCCTATAATCTCTATTATAAGAACCGATAAAAGGGAATCTGATACACCCGAGCCAACCGACGGTGTAACCGTTGCCAGCGCTGAAGTTACTATTCTTACAAAGAATGGGGGATTCTATATCGGAACTGATGCTGGTAGTAACGGTATAAGGGGAGTGGATTTTAATGACACTCATTTTATACTTACTTCTACTTACTCGGCTGGATATGGCTCATCTAATTACGCTCGTGTTGGTGGAGAAAATATGATTAAATTTACTAAGGGTGTTGATGGCTGGTATTTAACCAGTATGCGTGATTATAGACTTGAAAATTCAAGTGGGCAAAAAATTGATATGCCTGTTAGAATGGGAAGTATTTTCCCAATGGGAGTAGAAGGTGGAGTGACAAGTACACTAGGAACCTCTGCGTTTCCTTGGCAATCGGTTACATCTAATAATGTTGTTATCGGTTCAAATTCTGCAGCATCCGCAACTAATCCATGCGGAAAGCATATCATGACAGAAGAGATAACTATATTGCCTGCACATAGCAGTGACAATACTGTTTCCAAGGAAGCATCGAATTTAAAAATTCCAGCATATGCTATAATAACAAGGGTTGTAGCTGTAGTTAAAACGGCTAGCAATTTATCAACACACAATGTTAATATACAATTATCTGCTACGTCTGGAACTTCTGCGGATGCGAGTATATCTTCTGGAACAGAAATATTGGGAGCTGGTGTAGCAAATACTGATAGTAGTGATAGTACAAGTGCATCAGATATAGATTTAAAAAATGATGTAAAAAAAGTATGGATATGTAATGATCAAGTAATAAACGGAGCATCTGATCAATATGTATATGTATGTAATGCTGGTACTGGGAATGGAACAACTAATTCCAACGCTAGTGCCTTAACAGTGATTATTGAATATTATGGACTTGATTAATATCAAGACAAAGAAAGGGAATTATTATGGCTAATGGAGGCCCAAGTTTTGCAGAATTATATTCAGGTGCAAAAATCGGTAATATGGCTAATGCTTTATCTGGTAGTTACAAGATTACCAAAAGAGCTTTTGATGATTTGCAAGGAATATTAAAAATAGGGGATTTTTACGATAAGCAAGAAATCGACAGAGGAGATCAGGCAAAAGATCGTGATAAGAAAAGAGGTCAAGGTAGAACTATAGGAGCTATTCTTGGTGGAGCAGCAGCAATTGCTTTAACAGGAGGAGTTGCAGCGATACCTTTAGCTTTGGGAGTTGGCGCTGGAAGTTATGCTGGGCAAAGAATGGCTGCTGGGGGAGTATCTTTAAGAACTCCATTAGGTGACCAAAGAAGAACAAGGTTAAAAGAAATTGTTAAAGGAGATTATTCTAATATATTTTTTAGGCAGGATGCTGCGCGAAGAACTGAGAAAGCAAGAACTAAGGTAAATGAAATGTTAAAAGATGCAAATGAATATTATGACCAATCTATTATTTCAAGCGCTCTTTCCGATACATTAACAGCATACCAACTTGGAGGAGTAGATTATACTAAAGCAGTTTCCCAACTTAAGAACCTTAAACATCTACCAGCTGTCGCCAAAGGCGATATGAGTGTACAGACATTTAGAGGTCTACAAGAGATGGCTGGAGGAAAAACATCCGAACAGGTTTTAAAGGATAGATTTAAAGTAACTGCAAAAACAAAAGTTCCTAAAAAACTTAAATTTGACCTTGCAAAAGCA